CTCATCTAGTTCTTCAAATTTCATCTCTAACACCCAGTCTGGTGGTAGGTTAAAGTCCGTGCCTTTAGTCAAACGTTTCTTCATACGCTTGGCGTTCAGTTTATCTTTTAGATCGTCCACAAGACTAGCGTAGTTTATCTGTTGATCTATGCACCACTCTCTAAATGGTTTGATGCGTAGGAACAGTAGCTTTGTGTCAGGTTCGTACCGTGCAACCAAGAAGCCTCTTGGCGATGCCGAAACAGGCACAAGTTGATCCAGACCATTGTCGTTTTTGCCTCGCAAGTCCTGTGTGCTCTCTATCTTTAGCAGGTTGTTGTAGTTCTCTGACAAGTAGTTATTGAGTGTTTGTGATACCGATGCGCCGATGTCGTTGACAAAGTTGTTTCGTATAATCAGCTCTTTAACCACCCACTTATATACAGCGCTCACGTTGTAATTAATAAACCCAAGCTTATTAGCGATAATCAGTCCTGCGATGATTACAGCGTTGCCGTTTGACCAAAACCTATTCTCTGGTCCTAATCCTGCCGCAGCGTCTATTCTGCGCTTGACAGACTCAACAGTGCGCTTGGCTTCCTCTTTGTTGTTTATCACCCACTGTGTATACTCTGGACCGATCCAACCGTAGTTCTTTTTCAGCTCATTGAATAGATCAGTTGTGTCATCGTTCTGACCAACAGCGTTAATTAGTTTCTTTACTTGTATCTCAAACAGCCGCTGCATCTCTGCTTTCGGCATTGCTTTGTCTCGACTCAGTATCTCCCACGCACTGGTGTTTCCAGAACTAAGAGCTAATAGTTGCCAAGGTTTACCACGAGTTCTCTCTATATTACCGTTTGATGCGAGACGGTTCTTTTGACGTCCGCCCGATACTTGATAAACATACTCAGACATCTCTCTGCTTGATACGTTAGTCATCTCATCAGAGACCAGGGGTAAGCTATGCATCACCTCACCACGGTTCATCCTAGCGTTGTGCGTATCATCCTTGGCGTTCATCAGATCTTCTGGGTTGCCCCACAGAGACAAGCAAGCCATCTGTGCAGTTGTTTTACCTACACCTGTGCCGCCATGCAAATGCACCGCCATACTGTTTAACCCTGTCAAAGCCATCAGAGGCGAGCCGAATCCGATGCCAACGATGTATTGATGTAGTTCCCATCCTTCTTTGTTGTAGAAGTTTAGCAGCTCTACGCTCTTATCGCGTGAGCCTTTCGGCTCAAAAGCATCTATCAACCCCGCTGTTTTAGATGATGGTGGGTTGTAGCTAATCTCTGCACCAGTGATAAGTTTATCCCCAAGCACAAACTCTTCCATATCGTCATCGACCCAACCAAACTGTCTATGTGCTTCGTCTGCCATAGACGTCTTCTGTAATTCATCTACCCACTTTGTTGTGTATGCCATAAGCTTATCCAGATTCCTTCCCCATGCGGTCACGCCTTCTCGTGCCATGCTTTTACGAAACTCTTCTCGTGAAGTTACATGCGTAAGTGGTACACTAAACTGGCGCACACCGTCCCGTGGTAGGTGTAATCTAAATACTAATGTCTCACCAAGCTCTTCGTCATGTAGCCTACGAGTAATATAAATGTCATGATGGTATATCATCTCTTCTTCTATGTCACCGTCTGCATTGCTGCTACGCATAAACACACCGCCTGCTGCGCCGCGAAAGTACGGTAACGGGTACTCTGGTATGTCAAACTCTTTATCTTGCTTCTTGCCTGCGACAGGAGCGGACACAGTCTCTGCACCCTGTGCTGCTTTGATGCGCTTACCTAGCACAATCGGCGACTTAATCTCTCCCCACAAAGGGCAGTCTCGACACACACCCTCATTCAGCTCGTCAAAACGTGCACAAGTATACGGACCTTTTATCTCGTCCAGTTTCTTACGCATTAGTTCTTCACTGTAATCGGAGTGGTTGCTTGATATTCTTTCTGCTGCTTTGTCCCCATCAACACAAAATTTTGCGATTGACAGCCCTGCTCGCCACAGGGGTTCGCTGACCTCATCCTGCTTTGTGGCTATAAATTTTAGCTGTTCGCACCCACGCCCTTCGATAGTCTTCTTAATAATTGTCTTAAAAACATTTTCAGAGTTGTCGGCGTAGGCTTCGTAAAGAGCATCTGTACCCAAGTCTATCTTGGTAACTGGCTTCAATACGCCAAGCTTGCTTACAAATTCAGACAGCACAACAGGTTCTGCTATGTCTACACCAAACAAACCAACTGCCAGAGGTGGATCACCTTTATAGTTATGTGTATTCGGCACACGCAGTATACGTGCTACGTCCGATGTTACGGCAGGGTCTGCAAGAAGTCCGTTGTCGGCGCAAGCCTGCTTTAATGTCTCCGCAGCGTTTACCCAGTCCTCTGCCGAAACTGATTCGGTAAGACCCCAGTATACATGCACACCTCGCCCGCTGTTGACCATTGTAGGTCTAGGCAGAGAGAGTTGTTTACAGAAACTACGTAACGCTTCAATTGCTGCTTGCTGCGTGGGATATTCTTTTGAAGGACCACAATCTAAATCCAAGAACAAGGATTTCAGTTCATGTGCGTTATCGCCCTTACGATTTGTCGGCTCTTTAAATGTACTGAGAGCAAAGTATACATCAAACCCATCAGTATCGAACTTACTTGCGGCTCGTTCCGCTTCGTCGATAGTGCTGTAGAAGCTTTGTATTCTTTTTTTATCTTTGCTTCTCGCGGCAAATATGCAGTAGTGACCGCTACTACTAAGCACACCCCGTAAAAATTCTGTCGTTTCCATTGCTGCTGCTCCAAAAGGTGTCGCGGTGGGTTACGCAATCCACTCCCATAACCCACCACAACGCTATTGTTAAGATTAGTCGTCGTCCCAATCGTCAACAATAGATGCAAGGTCAGCCTCTTCATCAGAGGGAGCAGCTACCTCTTTCTTTTTGGCGACCTTCTTAGGTGCAGGTACAGGCTCCCTGATGTCCACCTCATCTTCCTGTACTGCGCCATCTCTCTTTGCTTGCACCCCGTCCGTTTGAGATACAGTCAAAGTAATAGCTTTGATAGCGTCCTCACTATCTTTCATTGCCACCGCCTGATTAAGCTCATCTTCGTTTAATGGGCGGACTGCTTTAAAAAACAGTTTCGGTGTATCGCTATTCTCGTCAAAACTCATCTGTGTAACCACCGCAATCGATGGTGTCTTGTGGGCTTTGAGATACTTAGCATAGGCTTGCATGCCCATATTACCGTCCCTTGCTTCACCAAATATAGATGTAGCAGGTAGTTGTAGTTGGTACACGGTATCCATCTGCCCCTCTAACAGAATCGCTAGACGTTGTGAAAATCTACAAGCACGGCTTTCACCTTGTCCTGACCCCTTGATGTTCTGGGGACAATCCATGCAGCGCGACGCTTGCATTTGATCTTTCGGAACATCGGAGGAAGGGATTTGCGTATCTGGAGACCAACAGGTTGGGGCAGATGGATTCTCTGCGTCATAAGCACCTTTGTAGTAGGTACGAGACAGCTTCGCGGCATTTATAACAACGACGTTTAGAAAACCGTCGCTCTTTACATTTACTTGTTCACCGTTGACAAGCTCCCGAAATCTACCACCACGCAAGCTGATTCGGTGCGATTTTATACCACCAGAACCACCTGTCAGGTTGTCGTCTGTCTCTTGTAGCTTCTTAAATAGATCACTGCTAACGAGGGAATTACCCTCAAATAATGTCATATCTGACATGGCTTACTCTCCATTGTATGTTTGTGGGGTTTCATCTTGCCCCTGTTTACTAGCGGCTGTCAATGCCGCTTCTACATCGTCGAGCCTAAATCTGTAGACTTCGCCGATTTTTATGTACGTGCTGTCAGGCACGTAACCATTACTTACCCATTTACGGATAGTTGAAATAGACACTTGAAAATAGTCTGCAACTTTATTGATATTTACATATGGTGTATCTTCACTCATTTTTTCCTCACAGAGATAACGTACTCTGAGTCCACATTGAGTCCCGCAGGAACTAGATCTGGGTTTTCTTCTATGAACTGACGTACATTGGTTTGATTGAGACGCTTCTCGAAAAACTCAGGGACATTATTAGCCATGATAAAAGAGTGCATAGATTCCCAGTCGCTTGTCCAGTAGCGTTGCTTGATAGTGCGCCAAAACAATCCCGCAGGTGTACGGACACTATCCACGCCTTGCTCTTTACAGTAGTCAAGCAAAGCACGTTTGATTTTATCTTGCTTCTCAGCAAGCTTGCCATCTTCTTCTTTGAAGTTGGCTGACAACTCCGACCGTTTATCTCGTATTTTTATGTAAGCTTTAGTAAGTTTTTCAACTGGTACTACCATTATATTCTCCATCGTATCTTTATATATACTGACATATAGTAACTTATACTAACTAGTCAAGTATTTCTTTATATAAATTTATCATTTCTGTATGTACATTGATACGAGCGTCTAACATACGGTAAATACGTTTTTCTGCGGCTGACCCTGCCAACTGGATCACAGTGCATTTGTGCTTCTGACCAGATCGATGCACACGAGCATTTGCCTGTGCGTATGTTTCTAGTGAAGGTGTCGGTCCCCACCACACAACAGTATTCGCTGCTGTCAACGTGACCCCATGGGCTGCGGCTTGCGGTTGGATTATAAGCACTTGAGGGTTAGGCGTGGTTTGAAAGGAGTCAAATATTTCAGTGCGTTTATTCGCAGATACGTCTCCTCGTATAATCCCACACGTTATCCCATCCGCCGTT